CAGAGCTTAGAGATAACGTGTTATATAATCTTGGTGTTTTAAGAAGAGTTCAAGATGAAAAAACAAAATTAGAAAAAGGTATATTGTCAGAAAACAAAACACTAGAGAGTATTTTAAATCCTAAAAAAGGTGAGGTGGTTGAGTTAAAAAACCAAAGACCTATTGCAAAAGATTTATTTACTCAAATATTAGATGAAATGTTTCCTGAGATGAAACCTACAAAACCTAAAATAAATGATGAAGCCGACGATATATTTGATGTTGGGGGTTTTGCTAAACAACTAGAAGAGAGTGGAAAACGAAGTGAACGTGAGGCAAGAGTAAAAAGATTATACGAAGGTCCTGGTTATGATAGACCTAACTCTGCAAACTACAGAGGCTATGGTAGTTTCTTTTTACCAAAATTACATGAAAAAGGAATTATTAATCTTGATAAAAAAATCTATGATAATTTAGTTAAGGGTGCACACCATTATGGTAACGCTGATTTTTTTGCACCAGACCCTATTAGAATATGGAGAAAACATTTTGGTGATGATGTATTTGAAAAACTGGATAACTTTGATCCACAAAATGAAGATATATTTAGATGGTTAGAACGTAATAATGTTCAACCCATACTTAAACAAGGGCCAGAGGATGCATTAGAATATCAAACAACTGGAGAAATATTAGAAAATTTAAATGATGATCTAGATGCATTTGCTAGATATAAAGATCCTAAATCTGCAGGAGAGGATGCAAAATTTTATTTTTCTGATAAACCAGAATTAAGATTAGAGCGTTTAGGTTTTCACGGTGAAAATATTCAAAAACGTGAAGCAGCTTTACAAAGACTGGACCCAGATGCTTTTAGAGAATACTCTAGAACTAAACCTAAGTTTGATAGTAATATTTTACCTTTTAAAGAATTAAACGCAGAAGGAGGCATCGTTGGCTTATATATTTGATCCCATACGTAATACGTTTGTAGATGATGAAGACGTAAGTCTTGGCAATAAACTTGCGTTGAACGACGAAGAGTTTGAAAAATTATTAAAGATACCAGGTGTGTTTAGAGCAAGCGAGGCACCACAGCCACCAGAAAGACCAGAGGTTTTAGATAGAGAAGCCATCAATAGATTTATTCGAGACAACAGAGCGGATGGTGGTAGTATTAGACAAAATTTTGGAGTAGGTGGAATGCCTTACAAAATTTTTGGAAAACAAATAGATATACCTGAAATACCAGGATTTCAAACACCTAAACAAAATAAAAAAAGTGTTGAAGAAGGTTTTAAAAAATTAGAAAAATGGTTAAAGGATCCTACACCTGAAAACTGGAATAAAATTTTTGGTAAAAACAATGCGTTTGGTTTTCAATTAAGAAATTATCTTTTAAATAGAAACGACCTTGGATCTGTAAAAGGAATGCCCACCGCTAACAAAGTGTTTGATGCTATTAACGTAAAAAACTTATTAACAGAATCTCAAATAAATAAAATTAATGAGTTAACTACTGGTGGTAAAGGAAAAAGTTTAAGATCTATTGGTGCAAGAACTTTTGGTGGTTTAAAATTTTCAATGGATGAAATAATAGAAACTATTAAAAATTTTCAAAACGGTGAACAATGGTTAAAAAGAAATACCGATCCAAATAAAAAAGACGCTGATGGTAGAAATATTTATAGAAAATATGCCAATGCTATTAGAACTATGCAATCTGAACAAAAGAAAATAGGTGGTTTTCCGTTTGGTGATAATAGTGAAAAAAAACTGTGGTCTAATTTATACAGAGCATCCTACAGAGGAGATAGAATAAAAATTGTTGGAGAGTTTGCTGATGGTAATTTACCAATTAATAAAGATGGTAAAATAGATTGGAAAATGAAAAATAAAAATGGTGTAGCGGCTTGGAAGAGAGTTCAATTTATAGATACTCAAGCTCCTAAAAAAACCGTTTTTAAATGGGGTGGTGATTTTAAAAGAGGTGATTTTAAAAAACAAATTGATAATGTTTTTGGTGACGGTTTTTTTAAAAAATCTACAGATGCATATGATGTTCAAGTTAAAACAGGAAGTAGAAGAGACTATACAAAAGTTGGAGGTGGTAGAACAATTAAAAACGATCTTAAAATAGCATTATTAAGAAATGAAGCATTAATAGAAAATCCAAAAGCAACTGAAAAAGAAATTAATGATTATATAAACAGAAAAGCTAGAAGATTTAATATAACCGAAGTTCATCACCCTGATGGTGTAGGAGTTAATCCATACAAAACAGAGCCAACTTTTAGATATGCTAATAGAGCTTTAGACAAAGAAGTTATGCAGCCTTTAAAAGCAGGCAAGATAGATATTAATGAAGCCAAATTAAGAATAGATAGAATTAATAAAAATATCGGACCCATAAGAGTTAAACTTGATGATGGATACTATGGTAATTTTGAAAATACTCAAAAATCAATTTTAGAAGCAGCTAAAAAATACCAAGAAAAAACAGGAACTTTTAAAGGAACGGCACAGGCTATAAAATCTAAAATGGATAATTTTAGATCTTTGACAAGTAGAATTCCTGGTGGTGCTGTTGCATTAACTCCATTAGATTTTACTTTAAGTATGGCGTCAGGTCTTCCATTAACAGAGTCTTTAGCTAGTGCGGGATCTTATTTAGTTAAAGACCCATATTTAGGAAAAGCTATAAATATACCATTAGCGATAGCACAAGATATACAAGATCCAGATAAAACTTTTGAAAGAGCTCAGGAGCGTCAAGGAAAATTTAAAGATTTTTTAGAAGGTATAACAGGTATAGATCAAGACGAACCTTTTGCGTCTGAATTAAGAGAAAAACTTTCAAACATGGAAGCAGGTGAACAACCAGACATAGATCCTTTTCAAGCAGCAGAGGGTGGCCGTGCAGGATTTTCTGACGGTGGTGCAACAGGCATGAGCAGTGATGAGTTTGCAAAAGAACTAGAATATTTTTTCTTAAACCCTGATGCAGATTTACCAAAAGCAACAACGTTTAGAGAAACTATGAATCCAATAGAAATACTAAACGATATGATAGACCCTAGAAACTATCCATACTATGCAGATAGATTAACTAAAACTGGTATTCGTATTGGTGAGTTTGGTCTGAGAGTTTTACCTGCTGTTGGTAAATTAATCGGTGACATTACAACAAAACCTGCTTTTAAAATAGAAAGTAAAACAGGCACAGGTTATGTTCAAGATTACGATCAAATGCCTAAATCAAGAAAAATAAAAGGCACAGGTATTTTTTCAGAGTTCTTAGATAATTTAGTTGGCACAGAAATGACTGAAGGTATTTCAAAAGCAACAGGACTTGACGATTTAATTAAAATGGAAGAACAAAAAATGATGGATAGAAGAACAACTGCAGGTCCAAAAGTATTGGCTGATACAGCAACACTTGGTATGGAGTTTACAGCGCCAATATTTCCTGGTTTAAAATTAATAAAAGCTTATGCAAAAGCAAGAAAACTACCTGTAGATGATACGACAAAAGAATTATTAGAAAAAGAAGTTAATGATGTTTTAGATAGAAACGGAATTAGTAGAAGAGATTTTATGAAAACTGCAGGAGCAGGAGCGAGTTTAGTTATTGCTAAAATGTTAGGGTTTGGAGACGAGTTTATGAAAGCAACAAAAGTTGTAAGACCAACAGTTGAACAAACTGCAACAACTGGTGGCGTTCCTCCATATTTCTTTGAACTTGTTAAAAAAATTAAAAAAAGCGGTAGAACTCTTGAGCCTGAATTTGATCCAAGAGTCGAGAATAATATGCAATTTGAAAATTATATTATGAGAGAAAATACATCGACAGGAGAAATTAGTATTCAAAAAACAAAAGAAGGCATGGTGGATACAGGTTATGATGTTCTAGATGGGACTCTTTCAGAGGAAACTATTACATACAAACCAGGTGAGTTTATAATAGGTAAAGATGGTAAACCAGTTAGAACACCTGATGAGTATGAAGAATTTACTACAAGACCTGATCCATATGACGATGGTAAAATGAAAGATGTAGAACCTGGTTTAGATTCTATTGAAGAGATCATAGAGTTAATGCCAAATCAACTAAAAAGGTCTGAGCTTGAGGCAGCCGGTTATAATGTAGATGCTTTTCCAGAAAATATTAAAAAATTATTGATAGATGACTTACAAACGACTAACTAGAACAGTACCCCCTAAAAGAGGACCCAATCCACAGGGGTTGAATGTTCCCTTAAAACAGGTTAAAACAATAACTTCGGAGAATATAAATGGCAGATATAGACAAAACGTTACCAAACGTAAAAACATCAATAGAGGTTGATCCTCAAGAGGAAATAGAAATAGAACAGAAAAAAGCTGAAGAGGCATCTGATCCTGGTGTTGAAGTTAATCCTTTAGAAGACGGTAGTGTTGAAGTAAACTTTGACCCTAGTAAAGTTAACATAGAAGGTCAATCAAATCACTTTGATAACTTAGCAGAACTATTACCAGAAGATGTTTTAGAACCAATTGGTCAAGAACTTACACAAAATTATTTAGACTACAAAGCATCAAGAAAAGATTGGGAACAATCTTATATACAAGGTTTAGATCTTTTAGGATTTAAATACGAAAACAGAACAGAACCATTTCAAGGAGCTTCTGGTGCAACACACCCAGTGTTAGCAGAAGCAGTAACACAGTTTCAAGCTGGAGCTTACAAAGAATTATTACCATCAGAAGGACCTGTTAGAACACAAATAGTTGGAAGACCAGATCAAGAGAAAGAAGCACAAGCACAACGTGTTAAAGATTACATGAACTACGAGTTGATGGAGAAAATGGAGGAGTATGAACCAGAGTTTGATCAAATGTTATTTCATTTACCACTTGCAGGTTCTACATTTAAAAAAGTTTACTACGATGATTTATTAGAAAGAGCTGTATCTAAATTTGTACCAGCTGATGATTTAGTAGTTCCATATTCTGCAACATCTTTAAACGATGCAGAGTCTATTATACAAACTATGAAGATGTCAGAAAATGAGTTACGAAAACAACAAGTAGCTGGTTTTTATTCTGATATAGATTTAGGACCTCCAGGCTCTGTTCAAAAAGACGATGTTGAAAAAAAAGAAAAAGAATTAGATGGCACTAAAAAAACTGGAAAACAAGAACCAATTTATAATTTATTAGAGTGTCATGTAAATTTAGATCTTGAAGGGTTTGAAGATAAAGACGATGAATTAAATCCAACAGGAATAAAATTACCTTACGTAGTTACAGTGGATGAAGGTTCTAGAAAAGTTTTATCTATTAGACGTAACTACCAACCGACTGATCCAAAAAGAAATAAGATCCATTATTTTGTTCATTTTAAATTTCTGCCAGGACTAGGATTTTATGGATTTGGATTAATCCACATGATTGGCGGATTAAGCAGAACTGCAACGGCTGCTCTCCGTCAATTATTGGATGCAGGAACATTATCTAATTTACCGGCAGGATTTAAACAAAGAGGTGTAAGAGTTAGAGATGAAGCAGCACCAATACAACCAGGTGAGTTTAAAGATGTTGATGCACCAGGTGGTAGCTTACGTGATGCATTCTTTCCATTACCATACAAAGAACCATCAGCAACACTATTACAACTTATGGGTATAGTGGTAGGAGCTGGTCAGAGGTTCGCGGCTATTGCTGATATGCAAGTGGGTGACGGTAATCAAGCAGCAGCTGTTGGAACCACTGTTGCGTTATTAGAGCGTGGATCAAGAGTCATGTCCGCAATACACAAAAGATTATACGTGGGCATGAGACAAGAATTTAAGTTACTTTCAAAAGTGTTTAAAACATATTTACCACCAGTTTATCCATTTGATGTTGTTGGTGGCAGAAGAGAAGTAAAACAAACTGACTTTGATGACAGAGTAGATATACTTCCTGTTGCAGATCCAAATATATTTTCTATGGCTCAAAGAATTACGATGGCACAAACAGAATTACAACTTGCAACATCTAATCCACAAATACATAATTTATACGCTGCTTACAGAAAAATGTATGAAGCGTTAGGAGTTAAAAATATAGATCAAGTGTTGCCGCCACCAGCGCCAATGCAGCCTATGGATCCTGCACTCGAACACATAAATGCTTTGGGTGGTAAACCTTTTCAAGCTTTTAGAGGGCAAGACCACAGAGCACATGTTACAGCTCACTTAAATTTTATGTCTACTAACATTGTTCGTAATAATCCTATGGTTATGGGTGCAGTTCAAAAAAATATTTTAGAACACATCAGTTTGATGGCACAAGAACAGGTAGAATTAGAGTTTGCAGAACAACTACAACAGATACAAATGTTACAAATGCAGGCACAGCAAGACCCACAAGCACAACAAGCGCTTCAAAAATTGTCACAAGACATTGAAGCAAGAAAATCTGTGTTAATTGCAGAGCTAACTGCTGATTTTGCAAAAGAAGAAAAAGAAATTACGTCACAATTTGATGCTGATCCGCTTCTAAAACTAAAATCTAGAGAAGTTGACTTACGTGCGATGGAAAATGAACGTAAAAAAATGGCAGATCAAGCACAAATGGACCTAAACAGAGCAAAATTAATGCAAACAAAAGATAATTTTGACAAAAAATTAGAACAAAACGAAGATTTAGCAAAATTACGTGCTGGAGTAAGCCTTGCAAAGACCGGAGTACAGCAAGCAGCGATAGTGACGGAGGATAATTAATGCCACTAAACAAAAAAGGTAAGAAAATTATGAAATCCATGAAGAAACAGTATGGCAAGAAGAGAGGTGAAAAGATATTCTATGCATCTAAGAACAAAGGTGTTATAAAAGGAGTAAAAAAAGGAGCATAAATGCAAAAACTAGACAAAATAAAAGAAGTTAAGGTTGCAGAGCAGAGTATCGAGGTAGATCCTAGATCTAAAACAACTGCTGACCAAGCTTTTAATTATATTGCTACAGGAAAACCTGAGATGCCAGTTGGCGGTCAGAAAAGAATGTTAGCAGAGAAGAAAAGAAACTCTAAAGCGTACTAATTATGTGGTTATCGGCGATAAAATTAGCCGTTTCTGCTGGAAGTAAAATTTACGCTAACAAGCAGAGAACGAAAATGGCAATGTCTGATGCACAATTAATGCATGCAGAGCGTATGGCCAAAGGCGAAGAAGCTTATCAGGGAAAATTGTTAGAAGCCCGACAGTCAGACTGGAAGGACGAGGCAGTCCTCATAATTCTCAGTTTGCCCGTGTTGGTGCTTGCTTGGGCAGTCATATCGGACGACCCAACTGCTATGGACAAAGTAAAATTGTTCTTCGAAATGTTCTCGCAGCTCCCGTCATGGTTCACAAACCTCTGGATACTTGTAGTCGCGAGCATATATGGTATAAAGGGTACGCAAATATTTAGAAACGGAGGAAAAAAATAATGGCAAACAGATTGTACAATAAACAAGTTACACCTAAAGGTTACAAAGCTGGAGGTAGAGCTAGTAAAATGGGTGGTGGAATGATGATGAAGAA